TTTAATTTTATCTGCCTGATGATTTATGTTTATAGCCAACTTCTTCTATTCCTCACAATTTCGCTTCGCTCTTGCGTTTTTGTATTTATTTTGTTTTTTCTAGCTTTGCTTTATGCTATACTAGAACCATAAACAGAAAGAATAGACCAGCCAGAACTTGTGTAAATTAACTCCACACTTTGTCCTGCTGTTGTAAAAGATACTGTACTAAACCCATTTGCTGTATTAGGTGTTACAACTACTGTACCGCTTGGCGTTGCAACAACAACTATTGTTTTTCTTTCTCCTTCGCGACCATCATCTAGGGCCAATGATGTACTTGTGCTTCCATCTATATATACTGTGCCTGATGTGTTTAATGATGCTGAGTTTGTGCCTAGTTGTTTTACTGTTACTACTTTTTGGACATATGAAATATTCCAAGGGTGTATACTGCTACCTAAATCATATATAATACCTGAACTGGTGTTAGGTAAAACGTGGCTACTTATATTGGCGTTAATAGCCAAGGAACCGCCTCCGTTTCCTAGTGATATAACATCTCCGTTTACTAAAAGAGTTCCACCTACATACATATTTCCTGATGTATAGTGGCCTCCTTTAATATGAAGTGCTGCACCTACTGGGTCAACAGGAGATACTCCAACATTCAATGTGTTGGTACTTTCTATAACTAGTGTTCCAGAATCTGGGTTAATGTGTGATGACATAATACTTCTTCCTACTACTTCCTATTATTATATATGTATTTATCAAAGACTGAAGGTTTTGGCTGCTCAAAGAAAAAGACGCCCTAAAGCGCCTTTTAAAAATAAGCAAAATAGGAAGGACTTGGTTACACCTCCAACCCCTCGACTAGATACCATTCTAAATCCAGGGAGCCTAGTTCTGCTCGGTGGAGCAATGTGACTCAGCGTATTTCTACTACCAAGCCTGGGTACCACCCCTAACTAGCCATCTTCGAGCCTCTGGTAAGACCCTCTTCGATGCACTATAAACAAAAGCTAATTACTCTTTTGTTGCTTATGTACTTAATATACAACGTTTTTGCATAAAGGTCAACCTTTTTTTTAAAAAAAATTTAAATTTTTTGTAATCTAGGGTCCGAAGCAAGCATATTCTTGTCAGCACGTGGTCTTGACAATGGTCTTTGCAGTTGTTTTCTGTGAATTGCTTTGTGTGATCGTTTAGTACGCTCTTTTTTACGAGCTATTTCGAAGTCTCTATGATTCATAACACTTTTCCTTTTAAAGTTAAGTGCGTTCCTTCGCTAGTGCTACTTCCGTCCTATAATAGGATGAACGTGAGAAAAAAATAGGCCCAATAAAGGGCCTATTTTCATATTGAATATGTATTCTAGTAAAATATTACTGGAATGACAAGTTACCTGAGTTAACATCAATTTTAGATAGGTAATCAGCTGCGTTACCAAGAGATGAAGCTTGGTTGTTTAGCTCAACATAACCATAACGTGTCATAAATGATACTGTTGGTTCGAATGTTGCCGGATCTAATACTGTGCCTGAGCTCATTAGTGGGATGTATGGGCAGTAAAATGCTGCTGCATCAATCTCACCGTCGCCTTTATAGCCAACTAGTACTGGAGCATTGTCTGCCGCGTACTGGTCAACAAAAACACGCATAGTGCCGTTCAAAGTACCAACAAATTTAGTGTTAGTTGGAGCTTCGAATGGTCCTTCAGTTGTTCTTGCGAACGCTGAAGTTGTTGCACTTTGTAGTACAGTTAACATTGTTGGTGAAATAACAACGTAGTTACCTGCGCCTCTACGTGTACGTGCTGCGATTAAGTTAGCTGATCTGTTAATAAGAACTGCCAACGCCGCATGCTGGTCTCCAACAAACGTTGCTGTACCAGAAACGTTACCCTGGTCATATGTGTCTGTTGCCGTACCCGCTAGTGTGCGAAGTGAAGTTAAAACTTCTTGATCAATCTCAGCAGTAATTTCTTGTGCAAGTGCTTGCATAATTTCTGCTTCAACGTCTAGACCGTGCATTGAATTAGCGTCTTGAGCCGCTTCAAAAGTCCAACGTGCTGATAGTTTACGTGTTTTAGCTTCAACAGTTTGTTTCAATACTTGGATTGAAAGTTTCTTACCAGCTTCTGCTTCTAGTGAAGAAGTTGAAGTTGCTGTACCTGTTGATGCGTCACCTGAGTAACCTTTTGCAATTGCGAAAGGTGATAGTGCTTCATCACCAGCTGTTACGCCAGCTGCTGTTTGGCCATATCTTACTCTTAATGTGTGAATTTGTCCTACTGGACCTGTCATAGGTTGTACACCTACTAGTTCGTTTGCGATAACTGTTGGCATTACACGACGAATAACTGGAAGAATCACTTTATTTAGTGATGCTACGTTACCTGCCATAGTTGTGCCAGCATTAGCTGATTCTGAAAGGTAGCCCTTAGTGTTTTCTAGGACTGACTCCATTACAACCTTTTTGTTACCTTCTAAGCCATCTGTAAGGGCGTCTTTTGTTACGTCCCAATTTTCAAATAGATTCTGTGTCATTTGGAATTCTCCTTAGTTGATTCCTGCTAACTTTTTAAGGTTAATAATTTCGGCTTTACTATCAGTTTCCTGAGTCGTGTCTGCCTTGTTACCGGTAATCTCAGTCTTCTGAGATTCTGTTAGTTTTTGTGATTTAACTGGGCCTGATTCGTTTAATACTGTTGGTAAGTATTTGTTGAATTGAGCTTTTAACTTGCTTGTAGCTACGCTTTCAAGTAAGTTGTTCATTAATTCACGCTTATCTTTAGATAGTGGAGACATAAGTTCAGTCATAACTGATTCACGCTCACGGCTTTCATTAATTTTAGCTACTTTAGTGTTCGCTTCTTCAATTTTTGCCTCTCTATCTGCAATTTCTTTTTGTGATTCGTCAAGTTGACTTTTCACATCTGAAAGTTCTTTTGAAAGTTTTGAAATATGTGTTCCTTCTGCTATATGAGAACTCATAAACTCAGCTGCAAAAGTTTCGAACAATTTACGTCCAAACATATTTTCTTTTGCTTGCTTAATATCTTCTTTCAACGTACCTAATTCTGTTGACAATGTTGTATCAACAATACTAGCTAGTTTACCTGAAGCTTTGTTTATAAAGTCTTCTTTAGCTTTAGTGATCATTTCTTTACCTTCCGCGACAAGTTTTACCTTTTGTTCAATAAGGTCTTTCTTATCATTATGGAATTCATTAAGTTCCGAAGTAAGTTGTTCCATTACAAAGTCTTCCAACTTTTCAAAGTTACCTTCTTGAAGTTTTCTGTCTTTGCGTAGTTCTGTAATTTCCTTGTTAAGTGTTTCCATAACAAACTTATCAAGTATTTCTGCATGCTCTGAAATTTTACGTTTATACTCAACTTGAGCTTCTACTGCCGCTTTTTTGTCCGCTGCAAATTCTTTCAATTCAGTGTTAATTGTATCTGATACCATGGCATCTAGTGCTTCCACCATTTGCGTTTTATCAGTTTCATATCTGTTTGCGAATTCTTCACGTAATTCAGCAGTAATCTCTTCACGAGCTTCTGTTAAACGTTCTTCCCATGCTTCTGAAAGTGTTGAACGCACTTCCTCAGAAAGGACTTCTGAACTTAGGAGTTGTTCTATTGCATTATTAGCCATCTAGCTTCTCCTAATGTTAAGTTTTTCAATGAACTTTAATACTTCCTTCTGGAGGTATGTTTCAGCTACATTGTCGTGTTTTGCCGCAGCAGCAACGTCAAGTAAGATGTTACCACGATGACCATTCATAATTTGTTCATATAAAGGATCTGGGTAGGCATCTGGTGCACTTGGGTTTGCAACAATATCAACAGTTTGTATTTCAAAATCACTGACATTACCGCTTTCTGCTACGTTACCACTACCTCTTGACGAAACGCCAAGTTTTACTCCATTCTCTAATAGGGTTTTACAAATATTTCCCATCGGAGTAGGTAGCAATTTTAAACGACCATAACCGTCTTGACCGTCCATCCACATTTTTTCGATCATATGGGATACACGGTCTAAATTAACTTGCAAATCATCTGGATGATCTGCTTCGCCTAATACTGAATAACCAGTCTCAATTTTTTCTTGTATTGCCTTAACGGCTTTTGAAATTTCATTAACTGGATAAACTCTACTATTCTGATTACGCTTGTCACCTTGTACAAAGATACCTTGCATAAACAAGTTCTTACCTTCCTGATCTGACTCAGTAATGATCTTCGCTTGATCGTAACTTAGGTTCTCTTTAAGTGTCAGCATAATTAGTTACTCTTGCCTTTTTTCTCAGCGCCGTGTCCTTTTGGTTCTGCTTTTAGATCGCCTGCCTCTTGTGGGCCGTCCACGTTCATTTCTTTAGCATCGCCTACTAGGCCTTTACTGTCGCCGCCTTCAGATTTCTTAGACATGTCTACTGCTTTGCCGCCCATGTCGTTCTTACCTGCAACTGGTGACGCTTTACCGTCATCGCCTGCTGGCATACTTACTGGAGCTGCTTTTAGTTCTGCACCTTCTTCGATTTCTTCTGACTCTTCTGAAGCTTCAGCTTTGTCGTCTTCAACAACTGGAGTTTCTTCTTCAGTTTTTGATTCTTCCATTTCTGGTTCCATTTCTGGTTCCATTTCTGGAGCTGCTTCTTCTGAATCGCCCATTACTTTGGCAAATTCTGCTTTAAGATCAGCTAGTGCGTCTTCGACGTTTACTAACTTATCTTCAATTTCTTCATGCTCTTCTTCGTGTTCGTCTGTTTCACCGTCACTGTCGAAGTCCATATCGCCATCTTCATCAGATAGTTCCATTTCAGCTTCTGGCTCTGTTAGCTCAGATTCAGGTGCGTCTTCGCCCTCTTCATCTTCGCCGTACATTTCCTCGGCTTTAATTTCCTCATCGTCTTCTTCGATGTCGTCAATGAAGTCGTCAGCTTTTTCGTCACCGATCGCTTCATCTATTTCTTCTTCCGCTACTTCATCTTCAACAACTTCGTCAGCTTCGACTAAGTCATTCCAGATTTCACGTGCTTTTTCTACGAATGCTTCGTGTAGTAGATCCGATGCTTTTGCTTCTTCACCATTCACTAGGCTTTCTATTACTTTAATATAACGTTCGCGAGTACTCATTTGACATTCTCCTTTAAAGGTTATAACGTATGTATTTAGTCTTGGCCAATGGCAAGATGTCTTAAATACAAAAAAAACCGTGGTTTTGATGCCACGGCTAGGGTTTTATGCATTATATAAGTATATATTGGTTAATATTACTTGCTATGCTTCTGGGCTTGCGCCGTACTGTAGTTGCACATCTTCTATCTTATCTGCATGCTCACTACGAGTCATTTCGCGTCTATTACGCATTTTATTTAGATGTTTTAACGTCAATTTAGGTCTACGAGTATCATCCTCATCCCATTTGTTGAAGTTATCATCTTGTTCGTTTTGTGCTAATTCATTAAATCGCATCGTCTGGTACTCCTGTATCTCCACCTGTGTCGGCATCGCCACCGTCTGTTGGTAGATCATCTAATCCTTCGTCACCGGCATTTTCTGCTCCCACATCTGTAGGTTCAAAACTATCTACGTCTGATCCTCTTAGACCCATTCCGCCTAAGTCGCCTGTTGCCGATCCGGCTGGCTTGTTACCAGCTTGATTTTCTTCTTTCCACATTCTTTCATTCTCAACCATTTCTTCTTCGTTAAGTCCCAAGTATCTTTGAAGTATAAATCTCTTAGATAAGTATGGAACTGCTTCGATAGAACTGAATAAGTTTGCCTTTTGAGCATCAATTTCAATGTTTCTATATTGTGAGAAACTTTGTGGTTCAGTAAATGATAAATTAAATAAACTAGCACTAACATCTAGTCCTCTGTGTTTACAGAATAATTTAAACTCGTGATCTAATGTTTGTTGTAGTGTTAGTTGTAATCTTTCGCAATACTTTGCAAAACGGAATTCTTGTATCATTGCAGTACCAATACGTCCGTCATTAAACGCCGCTATACCGTCTTCACTTCCAGTTGGAAGGTACGATGTTGGTACACGAAGTCCACGCATTAACTTGTTATTAAAGTACTTTAAATCATCAATCTCACCAAGGTTTTCTCCACCTGGTAATACTTCAACTTTTGATCCACGTCCTTCTGCTGTTTGGGCAAAGAAGTAATCTTCCATAATTGATAATGGGTTATATGAAGCGTCAACAACTTTTGTACCACCACCACTCATATTTGGAATACGTGTTTGGTGTACTTCGTTTTTAACTCTTTCTACAAAGCCCATTGCCTTGTGTGCTGGCATGTTACCAACATCAATGTAGAATACTCTACGCTCTGGTGCACGTTGTACACGATAGATAATAATGCTATCTTCTAATAATTCTTTTTGTTTGTATACTTTAAATACTGGCTCTAAAATACTGTCACCAAATGGCCAGTTACTGTTCATGCCATCGCTTAAACTTACGTGAACAACATGATTTGAATCTACTGCAAATTCTGAATTTTGTCCTTTTGAGTTGTTTGGTGATACAATGCCTGCATTACCTTTACCAACTGTATAACCTGTTGTTGGATTAACCGCAGTAGCATCTGAATGTTTTTTAGTATCAGTTGCAACCATTTCTTGTAGATTAAGTGCAATATTTTTAATAATGTATTGATCAATTTCTCTGCCTTCACTTTCGTTAACAATAGCTTTAGCAACGTCACCTGGTTGTACCCAGATAAGTTTATATGTTTCTGGATCTCTAATAAAAAACTGATCACCATACTTAATACATGATCTAAACATAGTGAATATTCTACGTTCAAAGTTATTAATATTAACCCACTGTTTTAGTGTGGTTTCTAATGCAGTTACTTCTGAATCTGTTGGAGTTGTTTTATAGTTAATTTCAAAAGGCAAACTTGATTCTGGGTCTACTTGTGTACTAAATTCTGC